GAAGGGTTATATCCAAGTGTTACTGTCCCACCCCCAGAAGAACCGTCAAACGTCACCGTATCCCCCGAACCTGGCACTGATTGGCCTCCAGCACCACCAGAAGTGGCCGCCCAGTGAGTTGTGTCACTAGCGTCCCAGGTTCCTGTACCCCCAACCCAAAAGCGAGAGGCCATACTGTTTATTTACTAGTGACGTCCTCAACGGCGAATTTTTTGTTGAGTAAAACGGTATCAACTGTTTTAGCCTCATCCTCTTTTCCCCGGAGGTACGCCTGCATCCAGCTCTCCATATATCCTTTTACGTCATCTAGAGGATCACGCTTGAGAACGGTAGGACGGCCTTCCTCGTCTACCGCGTCATAACCAATTGGTTGGAGATCAAGCTTTTTGTTCAAGATCGTTCCATCGTCAAACATGAATGTCACATCCAACACACGACCCTCAGCAGATTTGATTTTGTATTCCATATTAGCGATAAGAAACTTGAGTGCGGACGTTAGCGATCGTCCCGTCGTAACCTACGTAAATACCCGTGGATGTTGAGACGTGTAATGCGATCGTAATTGGCGCGGTTGTAACCTGTATGACGCCAGACCAGATAACCGTCCCGGATTCAGCGGTATTGTCGTAAACCGTAATAAGACCAGCTGTGACAGTGCCTGTAGCGGAAAAGGTGATACTACGAATAAAACCAGCCGATGATTTTACTTGACCATCAGCGGTCACGGTTGCGTTGGTGTAATTTTCCTCAACAACCGCCTTACCAGTCGTATTGTTTTCGTAGACAGGGGCGTATTGTTCAACGGTTTTTTGATTACCATTTACATCCGCTTGATTCTGCGTCTGTTGACCGTTGGTATAGGTTGGAGCGGATGTATTGTAGACACCACCTCCAATAACAGATGTATCGGGAGCGGCTTGGCCAGAAGTTCCTCCACCAGTTGTTTTTAAATTTCCGTTGACATCGCATTGGAAACCAGTGTTTCCTCCATTTGGTAAAGTGGGAGGAGTGGATTGATAAGTTAATGGATTTTGCTGCACAAAAGTACCCTCAACCCGCTCGGAATAAACCCCCTCAACCCTTTATCGGGAAGGATAGCAGAGGAAGTTTTGGGATCAAAAAGAGATAAATATAAAATATAAACTTGACATTTTAGTGTGCGAACCTACAAGATAGAGTACCTATGGTAAAAATATTGAATACTAAAATTATCCCACTTTTTTTCATCTGCCTTTTAGGCGCGGGGTGTACTACTTCAAAGATTGAAACTCAGGCTACTAGCACTCAAACAAGTTTTTTTGCTAAAAAAAGTGCATGTGCGCAGCATCTAACTTCTGTGAACGCCTCTATCGAGAAAGAGAACAATTCGGACATCTATACACATCAATGGTTGGACAAAATTTGTTATTCTGCTGAATTGGATACTTGCCTCTCATTCGTTGAAAAAAACCATAATGACGTAGATAATCCATCACAGATTATTGGCCAGGAATATACGATAACTAACTTATTTACTAATGAACGACTGCAAGATATTGCCTGGTTCGGATCTGATGATCCTGGTAAAAAGGAGTATAACTACAACAAAATAGGCGCCGGCACGAAGTATCGGTGCGCAGATTAAAAAAATAAGGCTTTACAAAGCCTTATTTCCAAATTCCTTTTTAAAGATATCAAGTAACACTGGTGCCGCTTTATAAAGCCTCTGTTTCTCTTCAGAAGGTGTGCTAGCCAACCAGCTTGCAATACGCGTTTTTGCTGCAGTTGTTCCAAGCAATTTTCTGACGCCTGCCGCGCCTAAGCCAGCAAGAACTGTTGGAATTGCAGCCCCTCCGGAAAGAACAGCAGCAGCCGTGCTCGCTCCGGTTCCTAAGCCGATGTCTGGTAATGACACCATATTCTGCCGTTCCAAAACCTTTGTTCGGTTGTTTAAAGCGGATGACGCGCCAATAAGATCTGCCAATTTCTGATTCAAATTCTTTGATTGCGGAGCTACTGATTCTGTCGCACCCTTCAACTTTCCATAGACCTTTTGAAGGGTTTTATTTACAAGCTCATCATCGGATGGGTTCTCCGTCCAACGCCCTAATTTACCAATAAATGTCTTTAATTTACGCACATCTTCACCTTTAATGGCGGAAAGGTCTCTTTGAGCACCTTGGACGATTTCTCCTGTTTTAGAAAGCTCATGATTGTATTGAATAGCTTGCTTGGCTTCATTCAAGCGCTTCACTAAACCCGCATTTTGTGGACCACCCGCTGCTGCTTCACGAATAGCGTCATCGATAGGTGTAAGAATATCGCCGCCATTCACAATCTTGCCTTTAAGAACGTCATCAAGTTTCTTTCCGATTTCATTACTTTTTGCATCAACTTTCATCATAAGGTCATCAAGGGAATTGGCTACAATACCTTCGGCTGCGACCGTTTTTCCTGGATTTTTTCCATATGCAAAGTCTCGTTTTTGAGGTTTGATGAGGGAATTTATAATCCTACCAGATAAAGGTTTTACAGCGTCTTTGAGAAGTTCTGCTCCTCGTGTTACACCGCCAATAGCAGCTGTCATCTTCGCAGATTCAGCACCTTTGGCTGTGTCTCCAGTTTGAAGAGTAGTTTTAAGGCCGCTTTCAAGAACGTCACCTGCAAGACCGACAGCTTGTTGACCAACTTTAGATAAAACCTTAGAAACAGTTGGATTTTTTGTGAGACTACCTAAAAATTGTCCAGTTTTTTCTGCTGTTGCAGCCCTTGATGCGTTACCAACTGGAATAAACGTTTCTCCAATTTGCTCAGAAGCAAATCCAATCTTTCCAGCCGTTGAAGACGGCGTTAGGTAGTCTTGGCGGATTTGCTGGTTTACTTGAGTGGGATCAATGGCTTTTTTCCCAGTAAGCGCTCCAATAGTTTTGTCGTATCCAGCCTGAAGTACTTTTGAACCAAGCTGCCCCATATTAGATATCGTTGAACCAGCTCCTTGCAATTGTCCAAGATAGAAGTCTTTTGTGCCTGTATTCACTTTGTCGGAAATTGATTTTAATGTGTTGAGCGCACCACCCAAATTAACGCCACTACTACTAGGAGAATCTTGAGTTTGTGATCCTCCTAAATCAACCTGATCCTTATATTCAGGATGTTTTTCAACAATTTTTTGCGCCAATTCAGCATCCGGGACATCTTTGTATGCCGGATACTTTTGCTTGATCTTACCTGCAAATTCTTTGACAGAGAGAGCCATATTAGATGCCTAGTCCTAAAGGATCACGTGATGAATTAGATGAGCTTGATCCGATACCAAGACCAAGAGGATCATTCGTATTTTTTGAACTAGTTTTTTCTGGAATATACGTGTATTCCAATGCAACATTATCTGGATTCAAGCCTTGATTTTCAGCTGTAGCTCGTTGTTGCTTGGCAAATGTATTGTATTGCTTTGCCTTGGCCTCCAAGCGTGCGTTCATGATCTTAATGAACTCTTGTTTCACATTATCTGGAAGCGTACCCCCATTCTCCTTAAAGTAACCATTGAATTTAGAGAACATGCCTTGGAAAAGATTTCCAGATTTAGCAGCAGCATCGTATTCAGTTTCTCGAACAACACTTGAAGGGTCGAGAGCTTTCATAAAGCCATACACGAGAGCAAGGTCTTGTGGTCCACCAACACCACTATTGATGATTGATTTTGCCGAACTCACTTGATCCATAACAACGTTAAAGTCTTTAACGGTTTGGTTATTCAAGAAGCGACCTTGAGCCTGACTTTCGTTATCCAATGTCTTTTGTCCAAGCTTTGTAGCGTAGAACTGTGGCGTAAATTGTGTATTCTTAACAGGTTCTTTTGGTACAAAAGTACCTGGAACCTTTTCAAATATTGCCCCGCTAGATCCAGCAGAATTTGTCGTAGCAAGTTTGGTTCCTTTCGGATCAAATCCGGCTTTTTGCATGGTTGCGCTAATATTAGCAACGTATTTAGGAACGCTGGTTCCAGTTACGTCACTCGAACGGTTACCAGCTAGTGGACGTCCGCTAAACCAAACAGAAGCAACGTCCTGCCAGTTACCGTATTTATTGAACGCTTCTTGGAATCGGGCTGATGCAACAGCTTCTTGCGCTTGAGGGTTTGCTAAGAACTGTTGAGGCGTCATCGACACTCCGAGAATTTGTTTAGTCCATACAGGGATATTGGCACCCATCACCTGATACTTCCCATATGCCTGGTCACCGCTACTTGTCTTTGGACCAATTGCGTTATATCGCCCGCCTGATTCTTGTTTTGCGATAGCTTCCATGAACGATCCCAAAGCGCCTTGAAAATCTTGGCTACTAGAGCCCGTGTTCGATCCAGTGGGCGCCCCTGGTGCAGGGTAATTTGTATTGCCTCCGCTAAGGCTAGCAAATTCATTACGGGCTTGAGCAATTGCAGTGTTAATATCAACGGTTTGTCCATTGTCAGATCCAAGCTGTTGAATTTGATAGGCCCGATTCAAGATTTGGGTTGGTGTTGGCGCGTTTGTATTGCCAGCCTTTCGGTTTGCATCAGCGGTAAGCCATGCATCGTATCCCATTGGAGTCCGGCCAGCCGCCTTCTCTTGGTCTGCGTAGAATTGATATTCACCAATAGAGCCTGCTTGGTATTTATTCTCGTTAAGGGTCTCAATCTTGGATAAGGCAGAATAGGGGACAATACCTTGTTGGATTTGACCTAATTCTTCCTGGGTCAGACTTCGCAAGAATTCAGGCGAGTTCTGGAGAAGGGAACTGAACAATTGACGTGCATCATCGCGTTCTTTTTCCGAAGCTGTAGCGCCCTTTTCTTGAAGCGTATTAAACGCGTTAATCGTGTCCTTAGCCAGACCATACTGCTTCTCGAGCCCAGTAACTTGATTCTGACGATCTTGCTGAAGATACCCAACGCTACGCTCAACGCCCTGGAGAGCTTGTTGACGTTGGTTTTGCAAAAGATTAATGCCATCCACCAAAACTTGTTGTTGCTTGATGAGAGGCTCGGAACGTTTCGCAATTTCAGCCCTTATATAAGCCTCAGGAGCCTGTCCACCAATACGTGCGCGTACTTCTTCCTCAACGCCAGCCATCGACTGCTGTAGGCTGTTTAATTCGTTCGTACGCTGTGCCAAAGTTGAGTCGATTGATCCAATCGCTTTCGTATACTGATCATTAAAAGCTTGTTGCAAAGAAGGAGCGCTGTATAACTCAGATAGCTTGTTATTGATGCTTGAAATGCTTGTCTGAGCTTGTTCATAAGCGGGACGATTACGTTCAATATCACTATTGTAGTAATCCAAGAGCTTAGAAGCGCTATAGACGCCCGGTTTTACTTCTAAGGATCCGGCACCATTGGTTGCGGGGGTAGGGGTTGCCGTTGGTGTCGATCCATTTACCCCAGGTGTCGTGGTCGTTGGGGAAGGCGCGGGAGTAGGTGCAGAAGACGTCATTCCAGGAATTGATCCTGGAGGAAGGGTTTGACGTTGTCCTCCGGTCTGAACAAGTCCCTGCTTTGCTAAATCCTGAAGCTGGTTAGGATTAGCAATCTGTGAATATTGTCCTTGAGGATTTTGGTAAAACAAGCGGGAATCTCCGGCTTGTCCTGTAGTAAAAATAGAAGATGGGTTCGCCATATTATGTGAGGGTTACACCCCGCCAACCGTTATTAATTCGAGCATAAAACTTGTAGGTTCCCGATTCATTAGTAAGGAATAGACAGCCTTCTTGCGTATCATTTGTCGTGGGAGCTGTCGATCCTATTTTTAATGCCCCTTCGAGGTTCTTGATCTGAACGCGCGGACTAATAATCAATGTTTCGAGAAAACGAATACGAGTTTCTAAAGAGACGCTTTTTTGTTCTAAAGCAAGATTTTTTTGCTCTAACTGACGGTTTTTCTGCTCAAGTGTCTGTATTTTTTGGTCTTGTTCAGGGTTCATATTTAGGATTTTTCTGGTTCAATATCGAGAACGATACGTCGGATTTTGGGAGTAGGTGCGCTTTCAGCCGTATCCGCAATCCCAATTTGCCAAGAGCTATCAACAATTCCGTCCGGTGTGAATTTCCATTCAGTTGTTCCTGCTGTCCCCAGGGTAGCTAGGGTAATTGGAGTTGCACCATCGTCTTTAGCCCACAAGAAAGAGAGATTGGTACCGCTTTCCAGTGGAAGCATTTGAACCTCGAACTTTACTAATCGCATGGGCTGATCGAACTTGAGCATGGGGCATCTCCAAATAGCTGATTGATAACCCGTGCTTCCGCCAAAGCGTCGAATTTTGTCTCCAGCGGCAAAACCTCCTACATAAATATTGTTTCGATTAACCCAAAAGACTCCTCCCGATGGAACTTCGGAGAATTTGATTGGTTTCCATGGGATAGTTGGAAGATCTTTATGTGGAGAGCCGTATGAGAATACCTGTGTGTTTTCATCCTTCCATGTCACAAATCCACGCGGATTTGTAGAAACGCCCCATGGATCGGGTCCGCCAGAATACTGCTGTACAAGGTCAAATCCATTTCCATTGAACTGAAAGACACCACGTTGACCAAATCCATAGATCGTATTTCCAAATACCTTCACTGCATGGAAATCTTCATCAGGAAATTCAAATTTGTCTTGATAGGAGTTAGAAATCCCATCCCATACATACATGGTGCATGGAGATGTTGTTGGAGAACCGGATCCTGCATTAGAAGAAGCGGCAATAAACAGGGTATTTCGATGGAATTCCAAAGAACGCACAAACTGCTCTGTCTTTGAGAGATCGAGAGCATTTGGCGTAACGGACACACCATCATCTACCGCAATAGAAGCTGTATTGAGCGAATAATTACTATTCCCAATAAACAGCTTTCCATTTCCCTGTACCATGGGATGATCGATTGCGCGTCCGATTGCTTGTGTACCAAGAAACGTGTAGTAGGAGCTATCAAATGTAAGGGAAAGGTTAAAACGTCCTAAATACCGTTTTGAAGCGTAGTAAAGATACCCATTAAAAAATTCCAAACCACACTGACCACCATCCGTAGGAAGCGTAAATGGCCAGGGAGACGTATTAGAAATCGTATGTGTCGCAGCATTAATCCGGATGAGGCGATTATTTGTTCCGGCTCCACTTACCTGTTCCTCGATACCAAAAACATAACTTCCGTAAGAGCGGTTAATCGCCTTCATCCATGTCACGCTTCCCGTAACATCTGGGGCATTGGTTAAGGTTGCGGTGCCTAACCCACGGCGAAGTAATCCTTCCTCATCCGCAAAATAGGGATCCCATCCAGCCGAAGTTGTGTCATAGGGATCAAATTGGCCATTGTAGTTCCCTTGATAGCGGCTTGGGGCTAATCCGCCAACAAAATTATCAAAAACAATGCGTTGTGTGGCCATATCTAGGAGTAATCAACTGGATAAGGTTGAAAATCGAGTTGGCGATCAAGATCAAGAGGAGGGAATTGATTCTCCACCTTAATACGGCCATCCTCCCATTTCTGAAACATCGAGGCCGCTAGAGCATCATTTCCTTGGCGAGTCGCAATTTCGCCAGCAACGCCATAGGCTAAATAGCCATGAAAATCTGCAGGAGTATTGATTGTATCTGTTGAAATGTTTGTAATAGGATCTTGACGCTTGATATACCAAAGGAAGAGACCTCCTGAAACACTTGTTAATGGAATTGGTCGAACGTAAATATAATTTCCAAAGATGTCGTAATAGGGATTAGCAACGGAGTAGTAGTTATTAATATTAATAGGCGAGAGCGCAAAGCTTTCGACTTGACCAGCGTCTTGATAACGGGGTTTTTTCCAGTTCTGAGGCGAGCCATCGTAGGAGATTTCTACACGCTTAACACGGATACAATCCGATGGAAGAGCATAGGCCTCTTGGTTTGCTACGGTATTAATATTTGTTGAAGCTCGTACGCCAAAAAGATCTTCATTGGTATTCACGAAGATCATGACTTGTCGATTGTAAACGTCGTTGAAAATGCGCAAAAGATCACTTTCTGCCCCTACACCGTCCAGAGTGGATGTTTTGGTAAGATATCGTGCTTGTTGTAGTACTTCTGCGGGTGTCATAGAAACACCTCAACCCACTTGCCAAGATAAACGATTGCGGCTCCACATCAAAACCCTTTAGGAAAGGGTTTGAGGTGTCCAGTTAGATGATTGAAGTGACTGCTCACTGTAGGAAGCACTCTGTAGTCCCTGCTCACCCCAAGAAGCGGCTTGTAGAACCTCGGGAACCCATTTCTTAAACAAAAGAGGGGTGTCGACAAGCGTAATCGTATCGGAAACCGAGAGGCTTCTTTGACGTCCAAGGGAAACTGTTTCAGCCAAGGTGATGGTCTCGCTAAAGCGCTTACTCGGAGTCTTTGTAACAGAGTCTTGCAGGCTTTCTGTTTCTAAAAAGACTTTTGTAGTCGCCTTTACCAGGGATTCTGTAGGCGTAACTGTTTCAGATACATCAATTGAATTGACTTTAGGCGCCAAAGAAAAGACGAAACCAAATAAGTCTGCGTTCGATGAGACTGTGAATTGTAAAGAAGCTGATCCAGCGGGGGTAATATCCGCGTTTGAATCAAATACTGCCAAGCCACGCGCCACTGAACCGCCACCATCATTCGTAATTGTACGTCTCGTTGTGGACGTTCCTGCTGCCAAATCGCCATCTGTATACGTTGGCGATGCAACCGCCATACAGGCACCCACGAGCCAACAATTATTAGCTGTTGTCGTTACACTTGTTGTGAGGGAGGTTGCAGGAGAAGCAACGTTCCTGTTTACGGCGTCCGGAAAAGCCGTTTGCTTCGCGCCATTCCAAGATCCGGCTACGATATATGCTTTGGACTGACTAGACCCCCAACTGACTGTAATGTTATGGGTTCCGGAGTTTGGATTAGCTAAATAATAGGCAACAAATTGGGAAGAATTTGGATGTGCGCCATAGAGAGACATGGAGACACCATCATATGTAACTCCGCTTGGATTGGAGGTATTGGATTGAATCCAGACAATCAAAAACCTATCCGATCCACTCGTCGTGAAGGATAGGTTTTGTGACGTCACGCCTGATGTGATGACTTGGGCGGCTGCATCAAAGGCGATAGCCATACACTAGAAGCGTACGTCGTACGTGGCGGTAAGCGAGTCTCCGTTTACAACATTAACAGCGGAAAAGACGGAACGGGTAGCTAAAGTTCCGCTAGATGATGCGTTTAGAATCCCGATTTCTGTCACAGCTTTCGTTCCAGATACAGACCAAGTATAGGTTAGACGTGCCGTATCATTCGTAACGCTCCCTGTGACGCGAGAAGCGGTCGCATTTGCACGAGCAAGACCCGAGTCGGTTATTTCAGTCTGTAGCGTCGTATCAGACGCTGAAGCTGCATTTGTACCGGTTCCAACCGCTAAGTACGTAAATACAGCTTCTGCACCAGAGCCGTTTGCCCGACTTGCATATCCCGCATGTCCAGCATTTGTGACAAGGTTTTTAATAACCCGTTCTTCTTTGATTTTACCCTCTTTATCGCGAACAACCAGCGTAAATACCCCCTGAGGTGAAATATTATCAGTCATAAAAATAGCCCATAATTGCTTATGGGGGCTATTCGTACGGACGGCGGGGTTGAGGGTTCTAGCCGTTTGCGCACGAACAGCCCTCATATCTCAACCTTCAAAAAGAGCGACGACATCACTTGGCGCGGGGTTATGTACGGCTTGAAGCGTGGGATCATTTCCGTAAGGTCTCAAGCCGGTCATTTCTGGTTTCCAAGCCTTCCAAACCGTAACATACCAAGATTGCTGATCAAAATCGGGTGCATGCATGTAATTTTGAATCTTTTGGAGCACTTCTTCATCAGTTCTAACCCAAGAAAAATGGTGCATTTCTTGCGCTAAAATCCGATGCTCTTTACAGGTCATTTGGCGTTTATCGAAGAAGGAAGTCTTTTTTGGTCGTACGGCAATGGTTGGCATGTGCCTATCAGCTGGTAACCATATCCATTCTGGGGTTTTCCAATACGTTTTCATTCTGGCAACCACCATATCACTATATGCAGCTGATTCTAGCGTGTCTTTCACACATTGCCATCCTTCTTTAGAGAAGTATTCATCTGCATCAAGTGTGAGCACCCAATCAAATTCAGAAAGTCTACCCAACCCCCAATTCCTTTGATCCTGTTCTGTCTTCCAATGCATCTTAATCGCCTCTACGCGTGAATCTGGCCAACTCTTCAAGATATCCCATGTCTGACAGGCTTTTTCACTTTTCATGCCAAACCAAGGCACTTCAGAAACGAGTACCGTGATCTTTGTAACCCATTCAGGGAATTGGCGTAAGCATGCCTTCAAGAGGGTTGTCTCATTATAGACGCAAATACACGCAGCAACGGTCATTTGGTGAGGTAAAAAATATGATAGGAGTCAACAAATGAAGTTCCAGACACATCGACGAACTCCCGTTCAATCTTTGAGGCGCCAAGGCGTTCAACCACGTCGACGACTTCCTTCTCAGAGTAAACATTTTCAAAATAAGCACCATTCCACTTGATCTGTGTTTGGTCTACAAGCGGCAAATAGAAGCTAAAGATTGCGTATTTCTTGGCAACGCGTAGACATTCCTTCATAGCGATTTCTACATCTTTCATATCGCAAAGATGTTCAAAAATAGCGCGAGCATACACTACATCGAAGGAATTATCTTCACATGGAATAGCGCGGATATCTCCAAGGCGGGCATCAACGCCAGGAAATTTGCGCTGAATAGCCTCTACAAGGTTTGCCGTCTTATCCATCCCTACATAATCACAAATTCCGCTTAACATGGGCTTTTCTACGCCGGAACCACAGGGAATATCAAGAAGCGTAAGGCGGGAAGGGGAGACTGGCGCTTCGTTTTCCGTCTCTGTCTTCTTTGTCCGACCACGCTTTGGCTTTGCTTCTACAGTTCCTGATATGCGCTTCAAGAATGTTTCAACTGCCTTGCGAGAGGGATGTTCTCGACCATATTCGGCTTGTTCAAGAAAACCTTCACTTGCCTCAGGAGGGAATGATGTCCAAACCGTTCCATTATCGCGTAAATTATCGTGTTGCATAAAGTAAAATATAAGTTGGTTGAGCAAGACCTGACTCATCTTGATAGGCCTCAGCCTCAATTCTCCAACCATTATTAGTTAATAGAGCTCGTGCCTCTTCCTTCGTAAAATCGTGTAAATGCCACTCGTTAAAGTGCTTAGTCGGGATGATCGGCACCGAGATGACACATTCGCGTACGGTTTTAGACCAACCAGAGACAAAGGCTTTTGGATCGGGAAGGTGTTCAATCGTTTCAAGGCTTACAACAGAGGAGAATCCTTCAAAGGTTTCACATTGGATGTCCTTATCGATAACAAGATCACGACCTTCTTTTCTTGCGCGCCCTAGAGCCGTCTGGTTGCGGTCAAAACCGATCACAAGTCTTCCGGGCTTTGCGAGTAGGGGAGAGCCATAGTTGGTTGAACATGCGGCGTTTGCAACAACCAGTCCTTTCAGCATTTCAGCCGCCCATTTATAGCGTCCGACATGAAGACGATGCTGTTCATCTCCCTCGGAAAGATCGTATGGATGAATGTATTCAGACATATTTAGATGTTTTCACTAAATTCTTGAGACCATTCACTTGCTACCGTATTCCAGCCATAAAACTCCCTTGCCCATGTCTGCATTTCTTCTCGTCCGGCATACCCTTCCGTTAAAATCTTCACGACTTGGTCAATATAGGTTGTTTTCGCTTCTTCATTAGTATAGATATTCGCTACATCAAACTTGATCCCGTGCTGAACTGTCTCATCGAGTGCGGCTACGGTCGTGCAGATAGGTACAACGCCCGCTGCCTGCATCTTCATAGCGGTAATACAGGAGATTTCAGTAAACTCTGTTGGATATGCCCAAACACTTCCTGAAAGCATGACCTTGGCTAATTCTTCGTGTCCAATACGCCCAAGATCATGCACGCCCTCTTGCTTTAATTTGTCGACGACCAGCTTCTTATATGACTGCATTTGAGGATTATGTTGCGCGGCTTTGTCGTACGTTTGCCATCCATATGCCCAATATAATTCCGCATCTGGTACTTTTTTGCGTATTTCTGGCCACATTTCTAGCAAGCAAAGCAACCCACGATTAGGAGCGGAGGTATACAAAACGCGATGCGGTTTACGTTCCACTTCTTCTGCAAAATGCTCTGGAATAATTCCATTGCGAGACACCATCATTTGCTGATCGGGTACATTTGGATACAGATTACGATGCCACTTTGAGAGCGTGATGACCTTCGTGATATTTGCAAGGCGCTTTGGTGTTAAAGAGTCGGCTTCATTCGTATCATGGAGCCAGAGATACTTCTTTTTGGCATTAATTTTGAACTCAAAGACACCTGGATCACGCCAGCCAATAAAGATGTCACAGGGCTCTTCAATACTGAAATCCCACCATGGTCGATACCAGATACCGTCATATTCTTTCGGTTCTGAGCCATGAGAGCCATATACAGTTACGTTCCAACCCAAAGCCTTTAGCTGCTTGGCCATGTTAATGACCGCTTCTTCTGATCCACCAATTCCCGTCTTAGCGCTTTCTGGATTCCATTCTTCCCAAGATTGACCCGTGAAAATCGTGATGCTCTTATCTTTCTTTTCTCGCATCCAACACATCGAACGACGGTAGCCGATGACGCTTGGAATAACTTTTTCATTCTCCGAGAGGGATTCCCATAAACTCTTTGCTTCGGCTTCTGGTAGTGCTTTCAATTGTTCCACCAATTCATTCCCACGAGCGAGTTTTGCCTTAATGGACATGATTTCATTCAACATCCCTTCTACTTGGTCATCTTTTCCTGTGATCTGAAGCGAGAGTTTTGCGTATTTTTCCGCATCGTCAATTTTTCCTTTAAGAGCGTAAATCCGCGCTAAAGAAACAAGCGGAGTAATGGTCGCGAGGCCGACATCATGAGCATATACATTCTCCCGACCATCTGTGAGAGCTAATTTGTACCAAATTTCTGCCTTATCAAGCATATTCAAACGGTCGTAGGCGCTTCCAATAGCCGCATACGCATCCGCATAGGATGGTTGGATCTTCAAAGCTTCAAAATAGCTGTCTAAAGCCAAATCTGGGCGTTCTACGCATTGTTGGCCGTAGCCAATAAACTTCCAAGCAAGATAGGCGTGTTCATCCCATCCTCCTACATTCAGATACTGATGAAATGCGCGGATTGCTTTCTTCCAATCTTCTGGTTTCGCAGTGCGTTGAGCCACCGAAGCATATGCCATTCCGAGATTAAACACAGTTCGAGGATCGAGTTTGCCAGTCTTGCCTTGTTCCTTAACTTCCTCTTCAACAATATTCACGTTACGCAATGCTGACTCAAGCGAACGTTCCTCATTTGTGTGGTGATTCCACGTAATATCATCCCAACTTGTACCGTCTAATTGAATACCAGACACACAAGTCTCATGAAGGCGACCCTTCCATTCAAATTCCCCCGAATTACGGAAGAAACGTTCTTTTGGATGCTTGGTCATGACCTGTCCGGATGCATAAAATGCGTAATTATAGGTACAGATCACGAAACTAATATTGTCTGCAAGGGCAGAAATGCGCTCCTTTGCCTTTTCCAGGCCTTCAATTGTGTCATCTGTATCCATCCAGACATACCAATCATCCTCGCAGTGATCCATGTTAAAATTACGGGCTGCAGAAAAGTCTTTAATCCACTCAAAATGGGAGACATGCGCATGATATTTCTTTGCAATCTCCATGATTTCCGCAGAAGGCTTCTCTTTATCAGCAACAGTAATATACACGTTATCAACATGGGGAGCGGCAGAAGCAAGCGCTCTGTCTAAGATTTCATGTTCACAATTACGGGTCAAAATACCAAGGCCAAGAGTTTTCATAGTTTTTCTGGGATTTGGAAAATAGGATAAAGCTTTAAAAAATAGCGAAGATTTCTACCTGAAAGAACCGATGGATACTTGATTGTTAGCCCTCTTGCGAGGCGATCAGGGAGTTCATATATATGCCTCATTTCGCTTCCTGAACCCTCCATCGTTCCATATTTAGTATCCTTCGCAGCTCTACGGAGTGTTTTTACGTATTCCGTGCACCCCATAAATTCTTCTGGATGCCGTTCCGCATATCCCTCCACAATTTGTCGCACTAGATCCCAATTAACTTCTTCCTCAGGAACAATCCTGTTAAGGAGCATTTCGATTTTGTCCATACAAAACACAGTAAGACAAAACACAGAGCTATCAAATAGCTCTGTGTAATGAAGTGGGTAACCACTAACTATGCAGCCAACAAGAAACCATCCGCAAAGAATGAAGTGCGTTCATTCAAGGATTCAACCGTGACAGCACCAGAAGCGCGAGCATCCGTTGTGGAACCGCGGCGACCGAAGCGTTCAACGCTTGGAGTCATACCATTAAGATATGCAATCTTGAATTTCTTCGCGCAAAGACCGAGAACACGACCCGTTGCATCAGCATTGCTTGCGTAGTCATTTTGCATGTAACGATGCAAGTTAACCTTCAAGTCGCCGAAGTCAGAAGTATATCCAGCAGTCGTAGTCACAAGTTGTTTTGACGTTTGATCAATCACAAATTGCGAACCAGAGCGTCCAGAGAATTGGGAAATGCGACGTTTCATCAATGCACCAACGTACAAGTCAGAAACAGCTTCGCCATTCCCATTCTGCCAAGAAATGCCGAGCATCCCGTCAAGAATGGATTGATTGAAGACGGTACCAGACGTGTGAGAAGTCTTATTCGTCGAGATACAGTTAATGATCCCAATACAGCGGGCGGCGGTACCAGAGGCACCAGAAACCAAGGAGCTGCGCAAGATATCATTTTCTGCTTTGTTACGCCAAGATTTCAAGGCCTTGGTTTGTTCGTACGCAAAGCGGTCTTCAAAGCCGTAGTGATCTACTGCGCGTTGAGCATCGGTTACACCGAAGTCTTCGTTAATGATTTCGACGATGTTGGTAGAACGAGTTGGGTTATTCAACGCCGTAGCACTGAATTGAGCCGCTTCTTCACCGACATCAGCCGTAGTTGGAAGAGTGTCCACGAGCCATTGGTGAACCATAGCGTAAGCCGTGGATTTACCAAGTTTCATGAACAGGGAATTTTCTTCTGGAGAAAGATTTTCGACTAAGTCAAGGACATCTTCCTTAATAGAAGTATCCCCAAATGTACGTAAAAGATTGTCTGTAGCCATAACGTGGGATTAGAACCCACGCCCTTACTATTCCTGATCCTGACGACCAGCGGCTTCTTTTGAGCGAGCTTTGACAGCTGCCATATAGAAAGATTCATCACCTGTTCTACGGAATTGTTCGAGCAATTCTTTGGAACGAGGCACAGAACCAGCTGCTGGTGCTGAGGTGGAAGTGGATAAGGACGCAGATTGTTTCTCCTTCCGTTTGGCCTCAAGTTGCTGTTCTTTTGCTTTCGTCGCGAGAACGGTTCCGTAGAGCTCATTATAAGCTTCTTTTAAGCCCATATTTTGAGCTTTAGCGTAGCGTGAAACGTTATCGATATAGGGCGATGCTTCTGGGTTTTTGGTCAGAAACATTTCCCGTTCAAGCGATTCGAGACGCGGATCATCCGCTCTCTTTTCTTCGCTCAACGAAACTGGTTGTCGTGTTTTTGAAGGGGTAACGAGGGATTGTAATTCACGATGAGCATCATCATGGCTCATGCCTTTCTCAAGGGCATATTGAGCGATGAAGGCATCGGCAAATTCCGCTTTTTTACGGGCATTCGCTACGGCGTTGTCGCCGACGAGGCCATTGAGATTGCGGAGATATTGCTCGGCTTCTGCTGTATTCGTGAATTTACGACCAGTTGCGCGTTCAAAAACCGCTAATTCATCCTGCTTAGTCGCGTCGGATGAAGACGAACCAGAACCTGAAGGAGCTGGTGCTTCGGCATCCTGCCCACCTCCAGTAACCTCTGGGTCGGTCTTGAGGGTTTGCTCTGCATCAAACATATATTGGAAAGAGTTTTGAATAAATGGGGGAGAACCCCCCGATTACTTTCACCCCTAGTAAGGGATGAAAGGGGTCGGAGTTTCCTCATCGATTAGCTCACGGTCGTCCATGAGCTGGCGTAAACGCGTGGCGGAGGCGTTGAAATCATGCTGGATGTATTGAAAAAGCTTACGTATTTCGTCCAATCGTGCGTTTCGTCCTGCAAGACCTTTAACACTATCGGTGTCAAACTTATCTGCCACTTCCACATAGCGTTGTTCAAGGTATCGGATGACCTGCTGCCATTCGGCGCTGCCAACCAATTTCTTCCACTTGTCGACATTAAGCGCTGCTTCTCTAAACTCTGACTTTCGCTCGAGAACATATTCTTTCTCTGTCATAGGCTAAAAGGTTGGATTAGCTGGACTTGGCTGGGGCATTTGAGAGGCATTCATCTGAGTAGCGGTCATATTGGAGGCTCCTCCCATTCCCTGAGCCATCATCGGGGAACCCGTTACTCCTGTTGGAGCTGCAGATTCCGCATCTTCAAACAATCGTTCGTCTACAACCCCGGAGAGTTCCGCAATCTTTCTGAATACGGCTGTGAAGTTGATACGTGCTCCCTGGATCTTGGAGGCCATAGTCATGAGATTCGTTAATGCGGCGACCTGTTGTGCACGATTTGTTCCAGACCCTTCAATATCAACCGTTAAGGCAAAATCTCCATCAAACAGGCTTGGATCATCAACAATCAGGAACCGGAGATTTGTAGCTTCTTCTACCGTAAAGGGACGGTAGCCATTGAACGTATCCAATTGCTCCAATTCTCTTGCTGAAAGTGTGATTGGAATAGCCTTGTCACCTGTGAAATATTTCTTGAGGAGTGGGAGGAGATGATGGAGAACCAATTTTTCTAAGAATTGCTCTAATGAGCGCAAGAATTCGGTGCTTGTGATGTTTGCGTTGGCTTGAATGTTATTGATTTCCGTTGCCGTTGCATCCTTTTGGATCGGGGTCATCGCAACTCCCGCTAAACGCTGACCACTGGAAAGGATGTAGTTATCTTCTGCAAAGGAAGAACTTGGGATATCTGGCGTTGGAAGAGGGATGACGTCCTGCGTTGGGTTCTCAGCCTCAATTGCCCCACCAGCACGACTGTAGAGTTGGCGAGGATCAACTTTCCCTTTCTTAATAATGTACATCCGTTGCTGAACCAGAATTTCGTTATTACGACGCGTGTTTACGATTTCGTTATGCCATACCTGCAAAGGAATCAAGCGTTCTCCGATTCCTTCCCCGAAATAACGTTTTGGTAAAACATTGTAGCGACAATCACAGAATGGACCACGGGAACCAAAGGAAGAGAGACGGATACACAGTGTCTTAAAGTTATATTCACCAGCGTCTTCTGCTACCGCTTCGATAATCGCATCTACAGGCGTTAATTCATCCTCAGAGTCACCTGTAATCCATGACTTGGGAACTTTCCCAAAGCGGCGGTATCGAGCCACAATTGGACGAGAATAGCGCTCAGTTTCTCCCGATTGCATCATGCGACCTGTACCTGGGCCAGAATATCCACTCATCGAGTATTTCATGAGGGAAGTAGAATCATCGGTATTTGTAACCGACATGGTTCGGCCTTTGAGGGAAGAGCGAACATCTAAATCATAGTTTGGATTACCGATGATATCATCAACAGTCACCACATCACGGTAGATCACGCTGGCATTCTCAATAGCCCATTCCATCGATTCAGCTGTAGCTGGCATGAAAAAGTCCATGACATCTGTCAATTGAATACGAGGACGATCAGTGATTACTTTACGAGTCTTAGTTTTCTTTGCGTTTTCATCTGGTAATCCAATCTCGATTTCTTCTGTAGGATCAATGTTGGTTGCTTCTTCCTTCTCCTCGTAAATCCAGTCAACAATTACTGATTGCGTGCCAAGCCAAGCGGTACGATGCTTAAACAAATCCATGATTGGATCAAAGTCCATCATCTGGAAGAAATAGGGGAGAACCATGTTTAAAATCTTGGCCTTCCCTCGAGATTCTGCAGTAAGAGGAAGGATTTTGATGGATTTAGCCGTGATTTGTACTGGTTTTGACGTGCTATCAACAATGTCATGCGTCAAGGTAGTACAAATCTTACGACGCTTTGTGTAGTCGTCGTATGGCTGATCAAGCACTCCAAGATAGTTCTTGTAGGCCCTCTTGATATTGGTCTTGATTGAACGATTGGCGTCCTCGTATGCGCGTTTTTCAAATTGGATAAGAGCAGCGGCCTTCGCAAATACATCTTTTGTGCTCGGATCCATTTCTCCGCCGATACGATTCGACTTCACTTGTTCGACAAGAGCTTTTGTTGCCTTCTTAGGCTTTTTTTCGGTAGTGGATTGTTTTGGCACAGGGATAATCTCAACCCCCTGTTACGATCGATACTAGCCTAATACTTCGGCGCTTCAAAATCCCACTGATAAACGTACTCTTCTCCCCGTGGACGATAGGAATCAAGGCCATAACGGATGGCATCCATCGTATGATCAAACCCACCTTCAGGCGTATTGATAATCTTCCCATCTCTGTCTGTCATCCAAAGATAATTGCGATATTCTTTCAGAATATTAAGACTGCGTTTCGTTACAAAAATCTTCTGGCCTTGCACGTATTGAATGCCTTGTTTCACGCTATCAGCACCTTTAACAGCCGGAATAATCTCAACACCGTAGCTTTTGATCTCATCAATACTCTTTGGCTCACTGCTATCTGCAATAACTAAAACCTTCTCTTGAACGTTGAGAAGAATGTCTGCTAATTGACGATTTGTTAGCCCCTTCTGAAAAGTTCTCTCATCAAGCACAAAAGCATCATTCCACTTATAGATATCGATAATTGTGGAAGGATCGTTGGTATAGCCAAAATCAAGACCTCGACGCTCTAGACGGGCTTCAACAGGGACGGAATCTAATATGCCCCAATTACTGTAAATACGACTCTCTGCTGTCCCGAGCTGCCCCTCCCCATAGACACGCCACCAGGCCAGGTTCTTTCGGCGTTGCTCAATAGAAGCCACGATATTAGGGTCTAAGGCCTCGTTGTCTTTATACGTAAGGGTGATGTGCTCTACATCATCCCGCTTGCCTTGAACCTCCGTATAGAACCAAAACTCATTGGTCGGATTCCAGTCCAAGAAAATGAATTGCTTGGTACGAACTTCTAACTGGTCAAAGGCTTCATAATGGATATTATTGGCCTCATTTAGAAACAAACGATCACGACGTGGACCACGTACCTTATCTGGTTGATCTGCACTAAAGAATTCTAATCGGCTCCCCGTCTCAAAGGTGTAGATATAATCTGTCTTGTTCCACCGTTCATCCCTGTAATAGCCATGCGTCTGCATAATGGCTAGGAAATCGCGGATGCTCCCACGCTTGAGATGGGGAAATGATTCTGAAACAACAGAAGTGAGGGAAGGGATCTTATCCGATTGAGCTAGATCAATCAGACACAGCAGGATGCTCACCGTTTTGGAGGCTGACGTCCCCCCCTGAATCGCCCGGATTCGTTTCCGCATCTGCATTACTTTCCGTGTGGCTGTTGTTGCTTGGTAGGGCATGTAAAGGAGCTAAAATAGGTGTTGGTAGATCTTTGCCGTTGGTTGTCATGTCGATCTTATCCCCGTACTTCTTTGGCTTAATCTTCGCCAAAATCCATTTGCGCGTATCAATACGAAGCTTTGAACGATCAACATGTTCACGATCAAGCACGACCATTTTCTTTCCGTTCTTTTCAACTTCCATCCAATCATTCAATCCGTCATCAGCAATATCCATCATTTCATCAGCAATTGCTTCCATTCCTTCTTCCTTCGCCTTTGCGTACTGATCGCAGAACTGAGCATTTGTTCGTAACCATCTAAATACTGTCGCCTTATCAGGCATCGAATCATCATGATCACAAATGATCCTTAATGATTTTCCCTCCGCTAGTTTCGCGCATAATTTATCTGCCATTTCCTGCGTATATGAACTCGGTCTTCCTCCTAGATTTTTTGGTTTCTTTTCTTCCATATTATCTATACGCCTTTGTTCTTTTGAGCGTCGCTCTGCGAATGGCCGTGATACGGATTCCATGTTCGCTATAGACACACTCTTCTAGCAAGTATGTCGTGGATGATTCTATTTGCTCTTTGAAGACAGCTGCGTCTTCTTTTTGTTCAAAGTAAACCACCCAACGCTTTAAAGGCATGGCTACATCATGAGTATTCTGGGATAAATGTCAATACATTACTGTAACAAAATGTCAAATTTCAATATTCCCTTGATTATTTCCTCATCTGATTTTGACTACCGCTTGTTACTTTTTTGCACCGGTCAGTCTTGACGTGTCCTAATTCATATGTCGAACTGATCCGGTACATTATTCTTTTTTCCATCACTACACGTTTCGTGATCCCTTCGGGGGTCGTCTGGAGATTTATCCCCAGAGCTTGGAAGACGAGACGTTTCATACAGGGTAAAGTAATACAACCCATATCAGAGGACTTTGTCTTCTTGGTATTGGGGAGTCGTTTGTTTATTCAAACGGCGAACAGCCCATCTGAAACGGTTAGCCTCCAAGCGAAACCGAAGTAAGGTGGGTTTGTTTTTATGCTGATGAAGGAAGCTATCGCGCAATACGGAGAATGGAAAAGCTTGGGGAGAGCAAAGAATGCTACCAGTAAACGGTATGTAGATCTTTTAAGAGTCTTTGCTCTCTATATGCATAACCCAGACATAGAGCAGATCAAGCTAGGGGATATTCTTACCTATCAACGCGAGATGGAATATTTAGGTTGGGAAAACAATTCTCTTATCCAACGGGCGTGTGCTCTGCGTGACTTCTTTTATCTTTTTCATAAACAAGGCTTCCATGTATTAGACCATGAACTTATACCAATGCCCCGTAAGGAGTTTAAACGCCCTCCACGGGTCGCAAGTGATGCAAACTATGAAAAGATGCTTGCCGTAATCCCAGAAGACTCCCTCGATCCAAGGCATATCCGTAACCAGGCCATGATCCGCATGATGGCGGATTGTGGCGGCCGAGTCAGTGAGATTTATGAGCTTGAGATGGATGAGCTGGATATTAACCGCATGAAATCGATTACGAATACGAAAAAATCTCGGGGTACACGGCCATTCCGTGAACTGATGTGGAGTAAAGAGACAAATAGGTATCTCTTAAAGTGGCTTGCTTGCCGTGAGACACTCTATAATCGCTCTCCCTTTCCAGATGCGGAAGCCGTATTTGTATCTATTAGTGGAGTGAAGTACGGATGCCATATGAATGATAGCGGTGTAACAGCCATCCTGCGTTCTTATTGTCTTAAGGCGAAGGTGCCGTACATAAACCCACATAGCCTCCGCCATCGGTTCTGTCGGCAAATTGCTGAACGTGGTAGTACTTCGGATGTAATGAATTTGGCTGGACATGCGACCCTTGCATCATCCACGATTTATACGACATTGTATGGAAACGAGCTCGAAAAACTCTATACTCGTCTTTTCCCAGAACGAAGAGGGGCTTGAAATTAAAAAGCGTTGACACTATTATGAAAAAAGTATGATTGCAAAGACACGAAAACCAGGACATCCACGCGCTGTAAAAAAGATGAAAAAGGCTTTAAAATTGCGAGAAAGAGGCTTTACTTACCGAGAAATAGCGGCTGTAACGAAGGCTAATATACGTAGCGTATTTCGTTGGTGTCACTATGACAAAGAAAACTTATCCACAGACAATATCGTTGACAGTATTTCAGGTGTAGTATAATCTTATAAAAGTAAGGTGATTGATGACGAAAGAGATCACGTGTGGCCTACCAAAGGAAGTTTTTGTTTCCTTATAGGCCACACAAGAGCTCCTGTCATCAAGGCAGGAGCTCTTGTTTCGTTTCTGGCCTCTCAGATTTTCTGGGGAAGTCGGAAAGGGCACATAAGCCCAAACCCTATACCTCATACCTATGTTTACGACACTTAACATCCGCCTTTTGGCTGCCGGTCGCCGGTGTCCTCAATGCCGCCAATACTTCTACGATCCGATTAATAACACCGTGATTAAAGAATGGGGCAAGTGCACTGGCTGCGACAAGCTCGAACTCGAGAAGCCCTTTCATTCAGAAGATATGGCTTTAGAACGCGAATAATATGGAAAACCAAATTATCTCCCAAGAAGGCGCTGTCATGATCGAGGTAGTCCCTACCGATATCCAGACGAAGGTCGATCAGATGATCAAGAATCGCAACTACATCGTAGAGAAAGTGAAACCCCTACTTATTACAGATATCGACATTTATCAGTTTGAAGGCATGAAGAAACCTTCTCTTGGAAAGCCCGGGGCAGAAAAGCTCGCCGCGATCTTCGGCCTTACCGCCTCCTTTGAGGTCGACAAAGAAACCATGCAGGTCATGGGATCAACCACGGGAGGAAAACAATACATCGCCTATATCTGCAACCTCTACCGTCATGGTCAACCTGTCGGGCAAGGGCGCGGTGCAACCCTTGTCGAGTATGAACGGACGAACTACCGCAACGCCACCGTTGAAGAATACAACCAGGTAAAAGACGACCCTGAATTCTATGCGGGTGATTGGAAAGAAGCTAAAGGAAAATTTGGAAAATACTACAAGGTAAAAGACGGTGTTGTCTTCGACCAACTCGCACTCAACAAGGCTATCAAAATGGCTCAAAAGTCCGCCTTCGTAGACGGAGTGATCCGCACGACCGGCATGAGCGACTTGTTCACCCAAGACATTGAAGACGACGAGGGAATGCACAAACAAGAAGCTCAAAAGGAACCTGCAAAGGTTGCGACCCCTGTTCAAGCCTTTGTCCAAGAAAAAGCACAAGAACCCGTGAGTACCTCAGAACGTGCTTGTCCAAAATGTGGGACGGGATCCATGAAGGAAAAGGAAGGGCCACGTGGAAAATTCCTTGGGTGCTCTAACTACCGAAACGGCTGTAAATACACCGAAAATGTCTAATATGGAAAACCGATCCATTGAGCAGTTGAACCAGGAGGCCGTACTTCTTCTGGAGAAGGCGGCCGAGGTAGCCAACGTAACAAGTCCAGAGTCTGAAGCGAGAGCGAGTGAATTTGTGGCGCAAGCCAAACTTCGATTCGATCTCGTAGAACAAAAACGAAAATTCATCGTCCAGCCATTCAATCAACAAATCCGCACGATCAATGCCGAGTTCAAAAAGACAACTAGCCCCCTAGAAGAGGCGATAGAGCTTGTGAGAGATGGGATGAAGGCTTACCGAGCTTCCGACACCTTCCGCCTCCTAGAAGCCAAACGAGAGGCCATGCAAGGCCTTGTGGTAACGGCGGTGCAAGAGGGGAATTTGGAGGACTTAGAGCACTTGAGTGGTCTCTACGACCAAGTGAATGCCGATGCACCTAAATCCATCGCCACGAAAACAGGGCGCACCTATTACCGCACTGACACTAAGTGGAAAGTCCAAAACCTTGATCTTATTCCTGCAAACTTCCTCATGCCTGACGAGGACGCCATCGATGAAGCGATCAAACAAGGCCTCTCGATTCCTGGTATCTACGTTTGGGAAGAGAAAACACCTATCACTCGCAATTAGCACCTTATGAAACCATTCAACATGCCAAGCTCCCCCCTTGGGGGGAACCAAACACTCAAGAAACGCTTTCGTCAGAAGTTGGATGAGAAATCCATTCTTAAGGGTCGCATCGAAGAAATCTACTACGTTGAGGATTTGATCAAGAGTTGGGTAGATGCGCCAAGTGGAAATCTTGAAGATTATCTCATGGAGATTCTGGAACTAGACCGCCAAGGATTGAGTAATAACCTCCTCATCTTGGAAGACGAAATCGAGACCTTGAATCAAGTCAATAAACGTTAGAGCGGATTAGTCACGATTGTGGTAGATGCTCGTCATCAAAATCGTGGAAAGTTAACACGTATCTTTACAACATATGGACCTTGTCGGATGGATCAAAATACACCGCAAAATTCTTGACTGGGAATGGTACGACGATGGCCTCACGTTTCGTCTCTTTATGGATCTTTTGCTCACGGCAAATTTTGAAGAGAAGAAGTGGCACGGTATGACTATTATGCCGGGGCAAATCGTCACAAGTTATGCAGTTTTAGCTAAAAGATTGGGTGTAGGAGTGCAGAAGATACGCACTTCAATAGAACGCCTAAAATCAACAGGCGAAATAACAAGCACAGCAACGAACAGATTTACGTTAATAGAGATAAAAAACTGGGCTAAGTATCAGATAGATCAACAAGCAAACCAACATTCAACTAACAAACAACTAACAACAACTAAAGAAGGGAAAGAAAGAAAAGAAAGCCCCCCTACCCCCCAAAGGGGTTTAGAACGGAAGGGGAAACCCTACCTCGAAGGAGACCCTGCATGGCAGAACCCGGAAGATCCTTCCCACTGGAGGGTAAAGACTCATGTAGGAGAATGGGTCGACTATGCAGGAAGTGTAAAAGACAACCTTGAGTATCGATAAGCCACTTATTCATTCACAAGAACCAACATGTTCACTCATCAACAAAACCAATATGAGACCTTACACCAAATACCTCCTTAACCACCCCGTGGAAGGACGCAAGAAATCTGACGCCTTTAAAGGCACACTCGTGTTAATCGCTCTCGCTACTTTATTAGTCTCCGCTTGCCTCGTGGCAAAACGTGCTCAACGCCTTCTTGTGCCTCAACAACAACCTTCCGTAGCAGCCAAGGTTGCAACTACCACAAAAGATGTTATCGACGCTCCTAGCGCAAATTGTGACCGCGTGAACGATCACGAAACGATATGCTGGGGAGATGTGACGACCTCGACCATTTCCGTTCCCGTCGTCAAGAACACCGTTACCGCCATTCGTACCAAGTATTCCCGTGCTGATTCTTGCCACTATCCTGTGAAAAAGAATGGCAAAACCATCTGTTTAACTGCCATCGGCAAGGATACTAAGGAAGGTCAAACCGTGGCCTGTCCTCGCAATATCAAGCTCGGAACCAAGGTCATGATTGAAGGCAAGGTTTATACCTGTGAAGACCGTTATGCCCAATATCTCGATACCAAGCGCGGAATGCCAACCTTCGATGTGTTCGCAGAAGCCGAAAACATGCACAAATTGCCAGGACACAAAGTCATCGAAGTCGCCATCCTGCAATAAACCAGTGTGCGCTATTTGTCTCAAGACAATAGAAACAAAGAGAGAGAGAGAGAGAGTTACTGGAAGAGGGCTTTGAGGGGGATGAGACGCCCTATCATTGCAAATGCTTCTTTGAACGCCTAAACGCATGAAACTGACAATTATCATCCCCCTCAAGCCAGTTTCCTGGAATACACTCCTTCGACAGCATTACTGGAAAGTAAAGAAAGAGTTTGACATGTGGAAGCAAGCAACCGTAGTTGCTCTTCAACAACATCAAACAAAGCCCGTGAAGAAATATCCCATCACCGTGCATGTGAGAGCCGAATGGAAGCAGAAACGCATCCATGATGTAGATGGCCTGGTGTTCAAGCCTATTTTGGACACCTTCATCAAATGCAACGTCCTTCCTGATGACTCTCTCACCTATGTTGAAAGGGTGATCTACACCGGCGCAATCGGACAAGTAAAAGATCAGCTCATTATTACCCTTGAAAATATGACCTTTGAACAAACCCAAGTGAGTATTCGTACGAAAATTAAACAATACAGCGAGGAAAAGAAGATTACTTCGCAGAAGTTAGCGGATAGAGCCGGCGTTAGTTACAACTCGATCGTGAAGTGGAAGGCCGGAAAAGAAGCTTGCAATCCAACCGTCAAGAATCTCATCGGATTGGCCAATGCTATGGGTGTGACCGTCGCTGAACTAATTGGGGAGTCTTAATAGCAGAATTGGCCTGGCTGTCCCGTTGACTGACTTGATTTGGCCAGCTTGGCCGGACGCACACCACGTCCAATCGTGTCACTGAAACGATCCGCTGGGCCTCCACGGCAACGCTCTGCCTAACGAGCAAAAAACTCATTATTTTACTTTATGCAAAGCACAAAAGCTGTTTCTCTCAAGAAATTTTGTTGGACTTCTAAGCAGGTTGGTAAGAAGGCCTGGCGCGTCGCCATTAATGTTGGAAAAACGCAATATAACGTCCGTGGATTGCTTCTGCAGAGTCAAGAAGACGTGGAACGTCTCAAGCAAGCAAGTACCGTTTTTGTCCACCTCTCAACTGAGAAGAGCAAGGGTAAGAAATAATTTGTTTTCTGTCTTGATTGGTTGAGTGTGAGAGTCCATGCATATTTGAAGTGTGGTCTAAAACGCCACCGCTCTCCCACAAAAACGGCTAGATGGATAAATATTATTTCCCCTTTGGTTAGAAAAAACGAAGAGTCTAACGCATAGACGTATGGGCAATAGCATTGCCTATCGTCTCCCTCATTGGATGCCAGAGTGGTCTGCATCGAATAAGGGAGACGGTACAAGATTATTGAAGATGGTCTTGTGCCGTAGGATTGGGAAAGATCATGAGTGTAGCGCGATGCTGAGACATGACTCAGCTGTCGCCTCGAGGTGGTGAAAGATCAAACCGTTGCCATGATCCGTATTGCCGCCTTATGTGTACTTGCACTGATCGGGTTGGTAGCTGCCAGACAATTCACGAAAACATTAGAACGATAATATGAGAGAAATAAAGTTTCGAGCCTTTAATAAGCATTGTGGGATGATGGATGTAAAAGAGCTTCGTCAATCCGGACATGAAGTTTACGCGGAGTATGATTTTGAGGGAGGTGGCTGGTACAGCAAGTTTGTAGGGGAGGTTAACGAACGTAAGACGAGAGGCGGCGCAAAGGGAGCTTGTATCCTCATGCAATTCACTGGCCTCAAAGATAAAAACGGAAAAAAGATTTATGAAGGGGATATCGTAAAGGGTAAGTGGGGTGGAAAAGATCAATATTTCGATATTCGTTATTGTGAAGCGGGGTCTGATTGTGTTCTTGGTTTCTTCCCCATGAAAGACCATGAAACCTATAACCATTATTATGGAGGTTGGATGGGTGAAGAGTTTGAAGTAGTAGGCAATATTCATCAACACCCAGAACTCTTAAAATAATATGTCCTGCCAACCTTCTTTCTGGATCGGATACGCCCTTGCGAGTGCCTGTTGGTTTGTTGTGCTGGTAGCTACGATTATTTATTACCGAACAAAGCCATAATGATATGAAACAATCAACTGTTTGGATACTCGTATCCGCCCCAATTAGGAGATGATTTCGAGATCGTAGACTAATGAAATATGGACTTAAAAAACCAAGTTTGTTCGCTTGAATTCGCAAAAAAGTTGAAGAAGCTGGGTGTGAGCCAACACTCGCACTTCAAGTGGACAGATTGGCACAATGGAGTTCTGACATTTGGAAAACCAGCGGAAAACTTCAGAGGCGAGTGGCACATAGTTACTATGTCAGTTTGGCATGATGAAACGATAGTTGCCGCCTTCACCGTCGCCGAATTGGGGGAGATGTTGCCACCGTATTGCAAGACACATCGGAATTTCAGCCGATACGAAGTCAGCTTTCCAGACAAGACGTGGAAAGACGGCGAAGCAGAATTCTATGACAAAAACGAAGCCGACGCCCGCGCTAAAATGCTTATCCACCTTCTCGAAAATAATCTCCTATGACCCTCGAACAAAAGCGTGAGGTAATCCGGAGAGCCTGTATTGCCGCAGGATGTGTTATCGCAGTAATTGCCTTAGCGGTAGCTGGGAAATTCACAAAAACTTTGTAATGAAGTATGAAAACTATTATCGTTCGCACTCAAGCCGAATTAGACGCCTTACCTGACCGCTTTGATGAATATACCGTCATCGAAATCCGTAGCAAACCAGAAGATGGATACATTCAAGTGACTGAAGAACGGGGATCATCCAGAGTCGAGGCGTGGGGATCATCCAGAGTCGTGGCGTGGGGATCATCCAACGTCGTGGCGCGGGAATCATCCAACGTCGTGGCGCGGGAATCATCCAACGTCGTGGCGCGGGAATCATCCAGAGTCGAGGCGTGGGAATCAT